GACCATGAAAACCTAGAGATTAAACCATAATGAGAATACCATCTAACCCAGAAGAAAGAGAATACTTCTATCTTGATTTAATCCAGAAGTGTCAGGTTTCATTGGAAGAGCGTAAGGCGGATTACTCTTCTTTGCGCTCATGGTATTTATTTGGTAACGGGACAGAAGAACCGCCAGCAATTTTCAATAAGATTTATCCACACATTGACCAGCTCAGTAGTTTTCTTTACAGCGCTGAAACCACAAGGTTTTCAATTAACATTGGCGCGTCTGTCAATGTAATGGAGCATCAAAAAGTGCCTGTGCTAACACAAGCGCTTAACGATGAATGGTTAAACTCTAATGCTGACCAAGTATTTTCTACCGCCTTAAGCTGGGCGCTTGCTTACAACAGCACGTTTATAAAATTGGTTGTCAACAAAGGCATCCATCCATACATGGTAGAGCCAGCTACTATAGGCGTATTGCGTGAAGACTCGCCATACACAGACAGACAAGAAGCAATTGTTCAAACGTATTACATTACTAAATCTGAGCTTGCTTCTAGATTATATTCGCATCCTAAACGCGACCAGATTATTAAACGCGTTACAACAAGTCACCATCAAGAATCAACCAGCATTGCCGAAGGCGTTGACCGTATTCTTTTGTCACAATCTAATCCAACAATGTATGGTAACGTAAATTTAGACTTGGGCGGTATCAATCGCTACAAGCCTCGAGTAGCTGAAGAAACAATTGAGATGAAAGAGTTGTGGGTTTGGAATGATGAAACACAAGACTATCAATGCGTAACGTCTGCCAATCCAGATGTAATTATTTATGACAGAGAAGGCAAGTCATTGTTTTTAAAAGGTGAATTGCCTTTTATTCAAATTTGTCCAACGCCACAATACGATTATTTCTGGGGTCAGTCAGAAGTTCAACGGTTAATTTATTTGCAACAAATGCGTAACAAGCGCATGACTGAAATATTAGACTTGCTATCAAAACAAGTTAATCCTCCAACGAGCTTAATTGGCTTTACTGGCATCTTGGACGAAAAGAATTTTGCATTGAATCGTGCTGGAGGATTGCTTGCAACAGATATGCCTAACGCTAAAGTGGATAGACTTGCTCCGCAAATTCCTGCTGACTTATACGAAACAATCCATGAAGTAGACGCAATGTTTTCGGAAGTGTCTGGCATCAGTAATGTTTTATCTGGTCGCGGTGAATCTGGAGTTCGTTCACAAGGTCATGCAAGCCAGCTTGCTAGACTTGGTTCTAGCCGTGCTAAGAAACGCGCACTTGTTGTTGAAGACGCATTAGAAAAAGTAGCAACGCTTTATTTAAAATTAATGCAAGCATACGACAATACGCATTTTAAAGACATTGAAAATCGCCCATTTATTGCGGAACAATTTACAAAAGACTTTGTCGTTAAGGTTGACGCGCATAGTAACAGTCCAATTTTTACCGAAGACTTAAGAGAACTTGCATTTAATCTGTTTAAAGCGCAAGCTATTGATAAAGAGTCGTTGCTAGACTTGTTAGAGCCGCCAATGAAACAATTGCTTAAAGACAAGCTAAAAATGAATGAAGCTAAACAAGCGGAGCAAAAGACTCAACAACAACCAACAGAACAGCCCAAAGGCGCGGAGGGACAATGATAGACGGAAAAGTATCAGCAAGCTCTGACCAACCCAGAGTAAACCAAAAGGATTTGCAACGGGGGGAAGGTTCTGCTAATCTACAATACAGAGTAGAGGGGATTAAAAGTTCTAACAATCGTAATCCATCACAACGCAAGATGAAAAGGAATTAAAATGAAAAGAAAATACGGACACAAAGGTCGTAAGACTCGTAGATAAGTTTTGCCCTCGGGTAAAAAGGGTATGGCTGCTCCCTTAAAAAAGTGACCGCATTTTTACGAAAGGAACCATCATGGCTCGTAAAGCTCGTAAAGGTCGCAAAGCACGTAAGTAATTGAAGGAGGAAACTCCTAAAATTACTCGGTGTGACCGAAACCTCCCTTGGGGGGTGGGAAACAAAACATTACTCCCCACTTGACAAATATGTTTTATTAATGTATTAATTGCAAAAACTTTAACTAAGGTTAGAAAAATGAGCGTTCCGTCAGATAAATTAATGGAATTGATGAAGGGTAGTGTTCCTGGAATTTCAGATAGCGAAACACCGCCTCCAGGTATGTCAGATTCATCAGCACCACCAATGGCATCACCTATGTCAACTCCAGAACCTAAGATGGGCAGCAAAGAAGCCGCTATGGTTAATCTTGGTATGGCAATGGATTTAATAGAACAAACACTTCCTGCTTTTGGCAGCGAATCTGAAGAAGGTCAAAAGGCATTGCAAGCCTTAAGAAGTTTAACAACAATTCTTGGACCGCGTAAAAATAAAACAAACGAATTGCAGCAATCTGAAATTTTGCAGATGCTACAAAGTTTACCCCAAGCTGGTGGCGCTACTCCAGAGGGTAAAGCAATGGCTCAAGCGCCAGCAATACCTGGTATGGCTCCAGGCGGAGCAACACCTCCTACAGGCGCTACACCACCAGGCGTTCCATCAGCTACACCACCTCAACCATCAATGTAAAAGGAATTATCATGGATTTATTTAAACCACGCGGCGCTGCTGCAATTAGAAACCCACTTACTGATAACCAACAAAATGGTCAAATCGTAAACACACCACGTTTTGCACATCTTGGCGGTTTAGACAGTTCTAAGAAAACTGCTGGTCAAAACAAAATGACTATTGTTCCACCAGGCGGCGGCAAAAAAGTTATTTAATTAATTAGGGGATTAAAATGTCTTTAGAAGATTTAAGTTTTGAAGCGCGTGACGAATTAGCTTTGTTAGCTCGTCAACTTGCTGAGAATCCTGCGACACGTAAGGATTTTTTGCGTTTAACTAAAAAAGCAAAACCCGATATGCCAATCCCAGAATTGGAAATTGAGGACTACACACATTCACAAGTTAGCAAATCTAATGAGCGCGTTGAGCAATTAGAAGCTAAACTGCGTGAACGTGATGCGCTTGATAAGTTAAAAGAAAGACGCGCTAACTTAATGGATAAAGGCTTTATTACAAATAAAGACGAATTAAACGAAGTGGAAAAGGTAATGCTTGAAAAAAACATTCCAGACCACGAAACTGCGGCTGAATATTGGCAATGGATGAAACAATCAGCAACTCCAACGCCAAGCGGCTATAATCCAAGTGCAATTAACAAGTTTGACTTGTCAACGTATTGGAAAAACCCTGTACAGGGCGCACGTAACGAAGCAGCAAAGGCTTTGAATGAATTGCGGAAAAGTCCGCGTCCAATCGGGCTATAAGTAGTATCAGGGGATATTTTTTTTATATACGGAGATAAACTATGCCTATCGGTGGCGGTATTCTTCCAGCTTCAGGTTCATCGCAATACAATGAGCTAACTTACGTTACTCGTCGGGCGTTTATCCCAAAGCTGGTCGTACAACTTTATAACAGCACTCCTTTGATGGCGGCGTTGATTGCTAACAGTCAACAAGCCTCTGGCGGTGTTTCTCAAGTAACTGTTCCTGTACAAGGCTCACAATTCGTGAACGCACAATGGTCAGACTATTCTGGTTCATTTGCACAACCTTCAGTACAACAAGGTGCTTTCAATGCTGAATTTAACTTGAAGCTAATGATTGCTCCAGTTCCATTCTTAGGCATGGAAGGTGCTGTACAACAAGACCACGCTATTATTCCATTAATTGAAGCTCGTATGAACGATGCTACAAACGTAATGATGGATGCAATGGCTACATCTTTGTACAACAATACAACTAACACACAACAATTCATCGGTTTACCTGGTGCTGTTGATGATGGTACAACATTAGCTACATACGGTAACATTAACCGCTCAACATACACTTGGTGGAAGTCTAAAGTTTACGCTGCTGGTAACGTAAACCCAACTCGCCAAAACATTTTACAATACATTTCTGGTACTGTTAAAAACGGTGCTGAAGTGCCTTCATTTGGTGTTTGCGGATTTGGCACATGGACATTGTTGGCTCAAGACTTTGTAGGTCAAGAGCAATACGTAATTACCCCAGGTTCAGCATTTAGCTCAGATACAAACGGTCCACAAGCTGCGTTCCGCGCATTAATGGTTGCTGGTGTGCCAATCTATCCAGACCCATACTGCCCAGAAGGTACAGTATATTTCTTGAACACAAACTACTTGTCATTGTACATCCATGACCAGGGTTCATTTGTGTTTACTGGTTTTGAGTCAACATTACCTAACTGGCAAATCGGTTACGTGGGTGCTGTCTTGATGATTGCTGAACTTGTTAATACCAAACCTAAGTCAATGACTAAGGTTACTGGTTATAACTCATTGAGCATCTAAGGAGAATAACATGGCACTCGGTTTAAATAAGATTCTAATTTCAAGTAGCTCTACTAATACGCCAGGCGCGTATTGGCAGCTAACTACGCTATCAGCAAATAACACAACGGTTGTTGTTCCTGCTGGTACATATTTGTTGTTCCCAACTGCAAACGTAACGATTGAAGCTGTATCTGCATACAATACTTCAAACAGCACA